ATTCTGAAGAGTTAGAAGCACTTGCTAAGATATTTGAGCTAGAAGATATTATACTTTCACAATATGATATAGAGCTAGAAACATATAGCGATTATCCTAAAGCTGCTAGAAACAATGCAAGAAGAGCGTTAAAGTATAAAGAAGAGAATGGTAGTAGCTGTGGAACACCTGTAGGTTGGAGAAGAGCTTCACAATTAGCATCAGGTGCTAACCTATCTCGTTCAACAATAGCTAGAATGGCAAGCTTTAAGAGACACCAACAAAACAAAGACGTACCCTACTCAGAAGGATGTGGTGGTATTATGTGGGATGCTTGGGGTGGAAGCGCAGGTATTAACTGGGCTATTAGCAAGTTAAAGCAGATAGACAAGAAAAAGCTAGCTAAAGAATTTGTTCCTGTTAATGATGATTATATAATTATTGATAACAGATTGGCTTTTGCTACTAAAGAGATGGCTGAAGAGAAAGCAGCAGACTTAGGATGTGAGGGTTCTCATGAGCATGAGGTAGAAGGAAAGATGTGGTTTATGCCTTGTGTAGAGCATAACCTAAAAGATGATGACCCTTGTCAAGCAGGATATACACAATACGGAATGAAAAAGAAGAATGGAAGATTAGTACCTAACTGTATACCTGACAAGAAGTAATGCCTAGAAAAGTAGTAAGCACATATAGACAAAACAAAAGAAAGTCTCATCCTCATAGCAAAAATGCTAGTGTAGGGAAAAAGGGATATAAGAAAAAATACAAAGGACAAGGAAGATGAAAAAAACACCAAGTAGAACTAGTCCAACAGGAAAAAAGAGAGGCTGTTTATGCAAGGACGGAACTTACAGTAGTAAATGCTGTGATGGAAGTTTACAAGCACAAGGTATCGGAGCTTTAACAGGACAAGGCACAACTCCGTAACCTTGAAAATGAAACAGATATTTTATTAATCGTTATCAAATTAAATAATTATTTATGAAAGCAACAGAAATTATTGACAAATTCAAAAATGTATTACTTTCTGTAGAAGCTGAAGAAGAGACTCCAGTACAAGAGGAGCTTTCTGCTGAAGTGAAAGAGGAAGTTGCAGAAGAGCAAGTAGAGCTTGCTCAAGAAGAAACAGTAGAAGAAAATTCTGCAGAAGAATTAGCTGAAGAAGAAGTTGAAGAAGAAGTAATTGAAGAAGCTCCAGAAGAACTTTATGCTACTAAAGAAGAATTAAGCAAAGTAGTAGCTGAGTTTAAAGCTATGTATGAGCAACTTATGGATGGAATGGGTCAGGAGGAAGCTTCTGATGCACCAGCAGAATTAAGCTCAGACAAAGTTGAATTATCTGAAGAGTCTGAAGAAATTTCTCATTCTCCTGAAGCAGAAGTAGATTCTAAACCAATGAATTTATATTCTCAAAATCGTCCAATGACGACACAACAAAGAGTATTTAACAAATTATTTAACAATTAATTAATTAATTATGGCAACAACAACAAGTATAACAAGTACTTACGCAGGAGAATTTGCTGGCAAGTATATTGCTGCAGCTCTTCTTTCTTCTTCTACTATTGATAATGGTGGAATCGAAGTAAAACCAAACATTAAGTTTAAGGAAGTCATTAAGAAATTAGCTACTGGAGACCTAGTTGCTAACGCTTCTTGTGATTTTGCTGCTACTTCTTCTGTTACATTAACAGAAAGAATTATTCAGCCAGAAGAATTCCAAGTAAACCTACAGTTATGTAAGTCTGATTTCGTATCAGATTGGGAAGCTGTATCTATGGGATATTCTGCATTTGACACATTACCTAAAAACTTCCAAGATTTCTTATTAGCTCATGTAATCGCTAAAGTAGCTGAGAAAACTGAGCAAACTATCTGGCAAGGTGCTAACGCTACTGCTGGTGAGTTTGACGGATTCACAGTATTAGCTGGTAATGATGGTGATGTAGTAGCCGTAACAGGAACAACTGTAACTGCTGCTAACGTAATCGCTGAGCTTGGTAAGATTGTAGATGCTATTCCTTCTACTATCTATGGAAAAGAAGATTTATACATCTATGTATCTCAAAACATTGCTAGAGCTTATGTAAGAGCTTTAGGTGGATTTGGAGCTTCTGGATTAGGTGCTGCAGGTACAAACAATATGGGTACACAATGGTGGAATAATGGTTCATTATCTTTTGATGGTGTTAAATTATTCGTAGCTAACGGATTACCTGATAATGATGCAATGGCAGCTCAAAAATCAAACTTATACTTCGGTACTGGTTTATTATCAGACCACAATGAAGTAAAAGTAATTGACATGGCAGATATTGATGGTTCTCAAAATGTAAGAATCGTTATGAGATATACTGCTGGTGTACAGTACGGATTAGGTTCAGAAATCGTTTACTATACATAATAGTTAGATAAATATTAACATAAAATAGGGTGGGTGGAAGTTCTACCTGCCCTTTTTTAATAAAAACAATTAAATTATGGCTTGTGATATATCAAAAGGGAGATTAGAGGCGTGTAAAGAATCCGTAGGTGGTATTAAAAATTTATACATTGCTAATTATAACTCTGCTATGTATGCTGGTATGGATGATTCTGCTTCTGTACCACCATCAGGTGCTGCATTTAATGGTCAAGTAGACACATTAGCTGCTGCAGTAGACGTTTATAAGTTTGAGGTCAGAGGTGATAACAATACGTTTGAAGAGACTAATGAGAACTCTAGAGACAACGGAACGTCTTTCTGGACACAATCAGGAAGCTTTGTTATTAAGGCTCAAAACGCAGAGACAATGATGCAATTAAAATTATTGTCTTATGGTAGACCTCATATTATTATAGAGGATTATAATGGCAAATTTAGAATGGCTGGCGCACAAAACGGTGTAGAAGTATCTGTGAATACATCTACAGGTGGTGCTATGGGTGATTTATATGGTTATACAATTTCCTTCGAGGGAAGAGAAGTTCTTCCAGCTCTATTTATACTAGATACTCTAGTAGCAGAAGGTAGTGCATCAGGATTTGATGTTCAAACTACTAATATGAGCAACGAATAATATTTCCTTTATTATTATTCATTTAAAAAGGGTAGATTTAGGTCTACCCTTTTTTATTATAAAACAAAAAATAGTTTTTACGTTATCATAGTATGATAATTACTAATAATAGTCAATCTCAATCATTAAGAATAATTCCAAGAGAATCTAACATCTCTTATACAGGCACAAGTTCTCCTAAAACTTTAGCTATAGACTCTTTATATATTACATTAACAGAAGACGGAACAGGTCAAACAACGAACACTACAAACACTTCTAGTAGCAGATATGACAATTATTTACAATTAAACTTTAATCAGTTAAATAGTTTTTTTAGAGAAGGTTATTATTATAACATGGAGGTGTGTACGAATGACACAGATAAAAATTTAGTTTATAGAGATAAGCTTTTCGTTATTCCAAATTCGCAAGCTCCATATAACCCTAAAGAAAGATACACTATAAATCCTAATGTTTCTCATTTTGAAACACCAGCATCTTCAGACGAATATATAATATTTAATGAAGATGGTTCTTACAACTACAACACCGACTCTTCAGCCTACGCTTCTGAAGCAGATTCTATTTCTGGTGGAGGGACAGTTGTTCCTGAAGGAACTAATTACGATACAGATAATGATGGTTATGGTGAGTTTTATTTTATAGGGTCTACTCAGTATAATAAAGGTGAAAATATAATTGGAGAATATACTGTAGATGAATCACAATACGGAACTTTTGCTACAGCAAGCTCTTATGCTTCTGTTGATGTTCTTATGGTAAATGACATTCAGCCTTCAAGCTACGGTACACAACCATATTATTCTCAAAACGGACTTGCAGATTATACAAATGGAGGAGTTAGTTATACTCAAGGGCATGACCCTATATTATCTGAAAATGCTTTAAAGTATTTTATGGATAGCGTTCAAACAACAGCAGGAAACACAATAGGCTCTCTTTCTCCTAACGCACATAATCACAGGAAGCTAACTGTTTATATAGATGGTTCTAAAACAGGATTTTCTGTAGGAGATTCTGTTTATTCAGATAATCAAGGAAGTATGTTTTCCTCTGGAACAACTAATGGAAGAAAGAACAGGTATTGGTTTTACCACAACAATAATGTAATAAAAGTAACTGCAGGAGTAGTTACTCATGTTTATGATTGGAGAAACAAACCAGAAGGTATTGTAAAGTATAGTGTTGATAGAAGAAATATTGTGTTTGCTAAAGAAGAGTACATTAACAACAACACAACCATACATCCTGATGTTAGTGTAAATCATAAAGGTAAAGAGTGGTCAGGTGATGCAGAAACAGGAAGTTTAGTTACTCTTTCTACTTTAGATAACAAGGCGACAGAAATACAAAATTTACTAGATGATGATTATTTTTATAAAAGAATAACTACAATATCTTCTCATAGAGGATTTTATTTAGATTTTAGAAATAATAATAATACTCCTTTTATTACAGGACAAACATTATATGAAAGAAACTTAGGTTATAATGCTTTTTTAAGATTGTTAAAAGATGATATTACTCCTGTTGCTGAGCCTGATTCGATTGATTTACTAGGTGGAGGTACTCTTAGCTTAGCATACAAATCAGGAGAAACATTTTTTGCAGTATTACCTATACATGGAAACAGTAGTAATCGTTCTTACAGGATTTTTGATTCTCCCAGTTTTGATATAACGATTGGAAAAGGAGTAATATTGGTAGAATATAACAAATATACAGGAGTTATCATTGACCATAAAATATTATATAGAAATGACAGTTAATAAAGAAAAAAATAATTCAATAAGAGTGGTAAACTTATCTGGCTACGAGATACCAGAAGTGAAAGAGGTTTACAATAAGAAGTGGATTTCTTATGGAGAAAATAATGACTACTTCGATACGCTTATTGAAAGATACTTAGGCTCACCTACTAATAGTAGATGTATCAATGGTATTGTTGATATGGTGTATGGTAGAGGACTAGAGGCTACAGATAGCGCAGAGTTCCCTGAGATGTACGCTAAGTTCAAGGTATTAATTAGACCTAAAGATGTAAAGAGAGTAGCTAATGACTATAAGATGTTAGGTCAAGCTGCTATGCAAGTAGTATACAACAAGTCTAAAACGAAAATAATAAAGGTGCTACACTTTCCTATGGAGTGCTTAAGAGCAGAGAAGTGTGATTCTAAAGGAGTAATTAGAGCTTATTACTATCACCCTAAGTGGGCTGAGATAAAGCCAAGCGATACGCCTAAGAGAATCCCTACATTTGGGAATGGTGGTAGAAGTGAAAAATCAGAGCTATATATATTTAAGCCTTACAGAAGTGGTTTTTATTATTATGCTCCTGTTGATTATCATGGATGTTTACAATATTGTTCTTTAGAAGAAGAAGTAAGCAACTATCACATCAGTAACATAAAGCAAGGATTACAACCTAGCTTACTAATAAACTTTAACAATGGGATTCCTAATGAGGAAACTCAAGAGATTATTGAAAGAAAAATATATGATAAATTTAGTGGCAGTTCTAATGCAGGTAAATTTATTTTAGCATTTAACGAATCTATAGAAACTAAAGCAGACCTAGAACCTATTCACTTACCAGATGCTCATGCGCAGTATCAGTTCTTGTCTGATGAGAGCAGAGAAAAGATTATGTTAGGACATGGTATTGTATCTCCTATTCTATTAGGTATAAAAGACAATACAGGGTTTGGGAATAACGCAGAGGAGTTAAGAACTGCTTCTATATTGATGGACAATATTGTTATTAGACCATTCCAAGAAGGAATTATTGAAGGTATTAATGACATACTAAACTTTAACAAGATATATTTGAATTTATACTTTGTAACTCTACAACCAATTGAGTTTACAGAGCTAGACAATATCTCTACAAGAGTTAAGAGAGAAGAAGAAACAGGAGAGAAATTAAGCTCAGACGAACTTATGGACTTTTCTGATGAGGAAGGAAAGGACATTTTAAGCCAATTAGAGGCTCTAGGAGAGCGTATCTCGGATGAATGGGAGCTTGTGCATAGAGAAGAGGTAAAAGATGCAGAAAAAGCCTTTGATTTAGCTTCTTTAGAGGTTGCTAATCCAGACAAGAAATCTAAGCAAGATAAAGGTGTATTTAAAGTAAGATATGCTTATATGCCAGTAAGAGAGTCTGCAGGCAGTAGAGAGTTCTGTAGAGGCTTAGAATTGTTTACTAAGGACAATGTTGTTTTTAGAAAAGAAGACATTGGATTAATGAGCTTTAGAGGTGTAAACAGAAAGTTAGGACACAACGGTAGAAATTATTCTCTGTTTAAATACAAGGGTGGTAAAAACTGTAAGCATTTCTGGGAGTTAAGAGTATATAAAAAGAAAGTGTCTGATGATGCAGAGGTTAGTGTTAATCAAGCAGCAAAAGATGGATTTGTAGAACCTAATAACCCTTCAGAGGTATCTGTTAGACCAGCAGATATGCCACAGGGAGGAGCTTATCCAAATAGTTAAGATTATGGCAAAAGCATTATTTATAACAGTAATAGACTTAAAGAGAAAATCCATAATAGATGGTAACTTAGATGCTGACAAGGTAATTCAGTTTATTGAGGTAGCACAAGATACACATATACAAAACTATTTAGGAACAGATTTATACAACAAGCTACAACAGCTAATTACAGACAATGAGATTAACTTAGGTCCTAATGCTGCTTATAAGACATTGCTTACGACATATATTAAACCTATGTTGATTTGGTTTACACAAAGTAATTATCTTCCGTTTGCTATGTATCAAGTATCTAACGGAGGTGTATTTAAGCATAGAAGTGAAAATGCTGATTCTGTAACACAGGAAGAG